TTTAATTCTAAACTTATACTTTATACGTACGATAGCTTTTTATTTGATTACAACGTGTCTGACGGTGTAAATTTATTAAAAGAGCTAAGTGAAGTATTTAGTTCAATTGGCGAATATCGTTTAAAAATTGGAAACAATTATAATGATATGATTTATAAGGAAATACTATAAGGTGATAAGAAAACCGTATTATAATATCAATCAAATCTTAACAGGATTATATACTGCTGGTAGTGAATATGTAACTTCAACAGGACTTGATTATATTGGTGAATATCACATTACACCAAACGATAAAAAATATAGCGGTTCACAACCAAGTGAAAAATCAATTGAACTTTTTGACAAAAAAATAAAAAATATAGATTACAATGTAATCAATTATAATACAATAACACAAAAAGAAATCAATAGATATACTTATCCAATACCGTATATACCAACACCCGACGACGAAGATTATATTAATGGAAAAATGGAACGTTTTTTCGTGCAAAAAAGAAACGATTTAAGGAATATTATTGAAATTGGTGTAGATCAATATAATAATCTAAACTTTAAAAATAATCCAGGTATAAATTCATCAATATGGAATTCCATAAAAATAATATGGTCAATTTCAAATTTACCGAAAAGTTCCATTGAAAGATTAAACAGTTACGAAATTAATAGTAACTCAAATAATTTTCCATATTTGAACTTTTACTTAAAAAATTTAACAGAATTATACAAAAATATTTATTGAAAAATTTGGAAAACTTAAAAAAATAACTTATATTTGTATGACAATTTTAAAATAGCTATTTAAAACTAATTATTAAACCATTTAAAAACAAAATTAACAACGATGGCAGGAATCGACTTATCCGCAATTAAAAAGAAGTTAGAAAATCTTAACAAAACAAATTCAAACACCAGTTCTTCTGGAAAATCAGAAGTTTTTTGGAAACCAACCGCAGGTGAAACTACAATACGTATCGTACCGTATATTCACAATCCAGAATTTCCATTCGTAGAGTTACCGCTATATTATAATTACACTCTACAAGGCGAAAAGTATCCTTCAACTTTATTATCTCCGTCATTTAAAAATGATCCAGATCCAATCGTCGAATTTACTGAAAAAGCCAAAGCACAAAATAAAGACAAGGCAATTGAAGATTGGAAAAAAACAAATGCGTTTATCCGTAAAATGGAACCTCAATTAAGAACGTATTGCCCAATCATTGTTCGTGGTAAAGAAAGTGAAGGAGTTAAATTCTGGGCATTTGGACAAGGTATATATAAAGAGTTATTAGCAATTATTGCCGATGATGATTATGGTGATATTTCAGACCCAAAAACTGGAAAAGATATTATTGTTGAGTACACACCTGCTCCTAACAAGGAGACTTTCGCAAAAACATCTTTTAGAGTTCGCGCAAAATCAACAGTATTAAGTAATGATGAATCTGTAATTGAATCTATTAAAAAAACTCCCGAAGTTTCAACGTTATTTAAGATGCCAACTTACGATGAGTTGGTCTATGCCTTAAAATTATATACAGGTGCATCGCCTGAAACAACAACTGATTCTAAACCAACAAAGAAAGAGTTTAAAGACGATTTCCAAGCTGATATAAATGAACCAGTTCCAACCGCAGCAGCAGACGTCAGTAAAAGGTTTGACGATTTGTTCGCAAACAAATAAACAAAAACATACTAAACCATGGCGAAAAAAGTAAAAATAGAAACCATGGCTGACCTTAGTGATAATTTAGGGGCTGACATAATCGCAGCCCTTAACACTAAGTTTAAAGGCGGTCATAAGGCGGCGTATTTTTTAACAGATACGAATACAACCGATGTAACTGAATGGATTAGCACTTCATGCGCAATGTTAGATTTAGCTATATCCAATAGACCTAATGGTGGAATTCCAGTTGGAAAAATTACGGAAATTTATGGGCAATCAGCATCGGGAAAATCTTTATTGGCAGCACATATACTAGCAAATACACAAAAGAAAGGTGGTATAGCAGTATATATTGATACAGAATCAGCAGTATCAAGTGACTTTCTACAAGCTATTGGAGTAGATATATCTAAAATGATGTATTGTCCAATTGAAACGATTGAAGATTGTATGGAAGCCATTGAAACAATCATTACAAATGTAAAAGCAAAATATCCCAACAAATTAGTCACAATCGTTTTAGATTCTATAATGGGTGCAACAACAAAAGTAGAATTGGAAAGTGATTATGATAAAGATGGATGGAGTACGACAAAGGCAATCGTACTAAGTAAATCAATGCGTAAATTAACAAATATGATTGGAAGAGAACGTATTTGTTTGGTTATGACTAATCAGTTGAGGGAAAAATTGGGCGTGACTTGGGGTAATAACACAACAACCGCAGGTGGTAAAGCAGTAGGTTACCATTCATCAGTAAGATTACGTTTAGCAGATGTTGGTAAAATTGAGGGAGTATTTAACGATGTTAAATCAATTATTGGTAAAAAAACAAAAGTAACAGTTGATAAAAATCGTTTAGGACCACCACTTCGTTCTGTAACATATGATATTTATTTTCAAAGTGGAATTGATGATGCCGGAAGTTGGTTGGAAACGTTAAAACTGTTATCATTAGTTCAACAAAAAGGAGCATGGTATCAATATGATATTGTAGATGAAAGTACAGGTGAAATCGATACTATTAAATTCCTATCAAAAGATTTTGAAGGTTTATTGGAAAATAACCCAACATTAAAAGAACATATCTACAAAACAATATGTGACAAATATATTGTCAAATACGATTCGAATGAAATTGGTATTGACGATGTTAGTGTCGTAGCTATTGAAGACGATGTAGAATAATTTATTTAACCCATTTAATAATTACTATGAATTTTGACAATATTATACAATCAATTGAAGAAAACAAAAATAAAAACAGAAAAAATAAAATAATAATATTAGATGGGTTAAATTTATTTATCCGTGTTTTTACAGCTAGTCCGCTCATGGATCAACATGGAAAACACGTTGGAGGTTGCGCTGGATTTTTAAAAACGTTAGCAATGTTAATTAGACGTTTTGGGCCAAATAGAGTAATTGTTACATTTGATGGGCAAAACGGATCACAAAGACGTAGAAAATTATATTCGGATTATAAAGGTAATCGTGCAGTATCACAACGTTTTAATAGAGCTTATGATTTTTTAAGTATTGAAGAAGAAAAAGAGTCAATGCGTGACCAAATGATGACTTTAATTAGAATTTTAGATACATTACCCGTTGATATAATTACAATTGATAACATTGAAGCAGACGATTCAATTGCATATTGTACTGAACTTTTCAAGGAAGAAAACGAAATTGTAATAATTAGTAGTGATAAAGATTATTTACAACTAATTAACGAAAATGTTACTGTTTACAATCCAGTTAAAAAAATACATTATACTCCAAAAGAAGTAGTAGATGAATTTCAAATACCACCACACAACTTTTTAACTTATAGAATTTTAACAGGTGATAATTCAGATAATGTACCGGGTATAAAAGGAATCGGTGTAAAAACACTAATTAAAGAATTTCCCGAAATTTTAAATGATACATTACATTATACTGATTTACACAAATTAGCAACAGAAAAAGATAGTAAGAAAAAAACTATCCAATTAATTAAAGAAAATTTAGATATTTTAGAACGGAATTATCATTTAATGCAATTACATTCTGTAAATATATCGGGTCATGCTAAGCTATTAATACAGGATATTTTAAATCGTCCAAAAAATAAAGTTAATAAAATGTTTCTCGTCCAAAAAATGGCACAAGAACGAGTCTTAGAGGTATTTGACAAAGATATAAATACATTTATAAAAGTATTTAACAACTTATAATGGATAAACTAAATTACGGATATACCTTTCAAATAAAAGTCTTAGCCTCAATATTAACAAACCAAACTTTCCTTTCTCAAATATATGACATATTAAACCCAGAATATTTTGAATGCGATTCACTTAAATACATAATTAAATGGAGTAAAGAATATTTCATAGAATACATGAAATTACCTTCATTAGACGTAATAAAAATACGTTTAGAAAATGAATTTGGAGAAAATAAAACATTAAAAACGGAAGTAA